CTTTAATGCTGCTTAAATAACCGTTTTTTATAGCCTTTGGTAACGTGTACTCAAAAGCTAGACTTTCAAATACAGTACCTAAATTTTTCATATCACCACGGTCAGGTGTAGCTGTTACGCCAAGTACCTTGGCACTTTCGAAATACTTTAGCACTCGTTGATAGCTATCAGAAATACAATGATGCGCTTCGTCAATAATGATTGTGTCAAAAAAGTCTCTAGGGAATTGATGCAATCGTTTCTCACGTGTTAACGTTTGTACACTACCGACCACAACACGGTACCAACTACCAATTGAGGTTTCTTGTGCTTTTTCAGTAGCAGTTTTTAAGCCAGTTGATTTTTCTAATTTATCAGCTGCTTGTTCCAGTAATTCACCACGGTGCGCAAGAACTAATACACGCTCACCCATTTTCACGCGATCTTCAGTAACTTTAGAGAATACGATCGTTTTACCGCATCCAGTTGGTAGGACAAGGAGCGTCTTTTTGACGCCCTCTGCCCATTGTTGTTGAATCGACTGTCTAGCTTCTTCTTGATAATCTCTTAATTGCATAATCAGCTACCCCCTAAAACTGTCCTGGCGTAAAACCGCCTCCACCTTGTTGCGGTGGTGTATTTGTTGGGAATGGTTGTTGATACTGCTGTTGTTGCATTGGTTGTTGCTGATATTGCTGTTGTGGTGGTGCTTGTTGATATTGAGGAGCAGATTGTGCTGAGTGTACTTGAACACCTTTTTTAGCCAGTTCCTCATGCGTATAGAACATATCTACTTTATTGCTTTGTCCTTGCGACCCATCTTTTTTAGTGTAATTTTCAATTTTTAATTTTAGGCGACCTTTTCCACCAATTACCGCATTCCAATTCATGCGTAATGGTTCTCCTTCTTTCTTCTGACCAATACCTCCAAAAAAGTTTGATAAGAAGCCTTCTGTACGAGTGTGCAACAGTAAACTATGCTCTAATTTAATGTCGCCGTTGCTCGGTGTGTGAATCGTTAATTCAATTTTGGCTTGATTACAAGCAGGCATTTTTGAGCTACCTTGAAATCGTCCACGTTCAAATTTTGATACTGTAAAATCGTAGTCACCTTCAGGTAGTAAAATAAATTCTGGTCCGTCCTTAACAATTTGGTCATCCCACTGTAATTCGCGTTCTTGATTCATTTAAAATTCCTCCTAGTTTTTTAGAATGGTAGATTTTGTTCTCGCAACTCTAAAACCATTCCATATACTTGCTGCCATGCACCGACTAAAACACCTTCAATAAATCCTGGATCATAGTTAACCATAGGTGTGTCTTGTGGATAGTACCCCTTTTGGCCAACAACCCCCTGAATCTCCTGTTCAGTAACACCACTTTGCATCATTAAGTCTCGTAAGGATTCAGGAATACCAGGGCTAAGCTGTGGTGCTTGTTGTGTCTCTACAGGCGTTTGCGTTGGTTGCTGTTGTACTGGTGTCGCCGTTTGCTGTGACTCAGTCTGTTGCATCATAGATGGTTGCTCTTGCTGATGAACAGGTGGTTGTGAAGACCACGTTTGCGTTACTTGTACTGGCTGTTGTTGAGCATTACCTTCAAAAATATGTGCAATGTGGGCATAATCTAATGGCAACTCATCTGGGAGCCCATGACGGTTTTTAGCGTCCCAAGCTGGATGATGTGTGGCAAACATTGTGCGTGTACCACCTTGTGCTTTGTGTTTACGACCCTTATCATCTGTAGCAACGCTGTACGTTTTATAATTAATGAAGAGAACCATGTCAGCCCATTCTTTTACAAGTGATGACGTGCGAGCTGATGTCTTTTTACCGAGCTTCAATTCGTAGCGATCATAGGCTCCCATCTCGTCTGGTTGCTCAAATTTACGAATTTGTGCATGTGCAGTTAAAACAAGATTAATTCCTTGATCTACGATGTCTTGTAATAAGTTAAGGAAACGACCCATTTCTTCTTCTAATTTGATGTAGCCCGAACCATAGCCAAAGTCCTCGATACTTGCCTTTTGGTTTATATTGCAAATATGTTCAATTGCCATACGTTCCGCCCAATCGACCGTATCAATTACCAATGTTTTAAATGGTCGATTTTGCTTTACGTATTCAAGTTGCTGTAATAAGAACGTCCAGCTTGTCGGCTTATCAAAACGAGCAACATCCATGTTCCCTGTGCTACCTTCAGTATCAATAAAACCTGGTTCAGGAAAATTGGCTGCAAGTGATGATTTGCCAATACCTTCTGGTCCGTATAAAACAACTTTTTGAGCAGTAGCAACTTTACCTCGTGTAATATTCATGAATAATCCTCCTTTTAAAATTCACCTGGTGTCCATTTAGGTGATTCTGCAATTGGTTCCTGTTGTTGCACTGGCTCAGTAAATGCTGTGCTATCTTGACCTGCTACATAGCCATCCTCGATGATGATCGAGCATTCGTCACCCGTTGAAACACGTGTCGCAATTGCTTGTAAGCCTTCTTGTTCAAGCCACTGACCAAATTCTTGTAACGTCGCCATATCCATTTGCTCGAGCTTGTCCAATAAAATGAAGCCACAATCTGGTTTTAGTTTACGTACAATCGCTGTAGACACTTTTAACTGTTCAGCACCTGACATGTTATCCCAGCGTTGACCGTTATAAAGTAGCTCACCTTCAGCAACCGATAGACCAGGTAACGGTAAATTCGCATTTCCTAACAGTTCTGTTTTTTGGTGGCGAATATCTTCAATGTTGGCAGTCAATAGGTTGTACTGATTGACACATTCATTCGCGTCCATTTCTGCCTTATCTTTATCAAGATTTGCACGTACACGACGATTGAGTTCGTCAATTTCTTGGATATTCGCCTCAAGCGCTTCTGTTGATTCATCATGTAAATCAAGCGCCGACATCTTAGCAATCTCCAAGTCTTGTGCAGTTTTTGTTAGTGCTGTTTCAGCATTAGCTAACTGCTGCTTAATCCGTTCAACTTCTTGTGACTGGAATGTATATTGACGTTCATAATTTACAAGCAACTCACGTTTACGTTGGTTTTCACCATTCTTTGTTAAAATTGATTGCTGCTGTTGAATCAGTTCAGAAATGGAAACAGGTTCTTTCGGAACATCCGGGAAATATGGCTGCTCTTTTGCAAACTTTTTCTTTTGGTCTGCAATTCGGCCAATTGCAAGACGCTCATTATATAGCTCTTTTTCCTGGTGCTCTAGTTGATGTAATTGCTGACCTACACCAATAATTTGAAGCAGGATATTCGCCTTTTCTTTGCTCGTAGAATTCATGAATTTTGGTAAATTAATAGCCAATTCTTCTACGAAACTATCAAGGAGTTGCTGACCTGCCTTTTGTCCATTTGGATCAATAACTTTTAAATCTGAATTTTTTCCTTTACGCTCAACAATTAGGCCATTAGATAAAACTAATTGAAGCGCTGGCGGAACAACAGAACCCTCGCGTGTCGCTTGTGAAGGACGATATTTATTACCACCCAATGCCCAAGCAATAGTATCTAAAACACTTGTTTTACCTTGACCGTTATTGCCACCAATAATAGTTAAGCCGTTTGCAGTAGGCTCGATCTTTACGGCTTTTACACGCTTCACATTCTCGATTTGAAGCTTATTAATCTTTATTGTCATCGTTATCCCCCTTTATATTTAACCCCCGACGTGCTAGAGAATGAATTTTTTCATACGTAGGATTGAAGCTAGTTAATCCCCTAGTAATCGATTCAATTATTTTCAAAGAATCCAGCATTTCAATTAGTCGATTCTCAGGGATTGTTACTTTTGTAACTTCTTTTTCAGCCATTTTTCTAAACACCTCATTTCGTGCTATAATGGCTTTGTTATTTACTTGATTTGAGCCTGAACCGTTCCAGCGGTATAGGCTCTTTATTTTTTGTCCATTACAATGGTGCCTTGCTGCCATTCGGCAACAAATTCATGAAATTTCCAACCTTTATCGGCTAGATTATGTTTCACGAAATAATCACCCAGGACTTCCAACATTGCATCATTCATTTTTTTCATTACTTCAACTCGATTTCAGTGATTAATTTTTTAGCTTCTTCGGGACTTAAAATAAGCTTTCCACCTAGCAAAACGAAATTATTATCTGAGACCTCGCCAGTAACCACACACGCCATATTAGGCTTGTATTTTTTAAGAATTACCCCACCTTCACGATCTGTAAAAATTTCTAATGGATCACCTTCTTTAATTTCCAAAGTTGTACGAATTTCCTTTGGAATAACCACGCGCCCTAAATCATCGATTCTACGAACAATACCTGTTGCTTTCATTAACAATTCACTCCTTTAATTTTGGCATTTAATAAGATACATGTTGTTTCAATTGATCGTGCTACAAGCTCGTCTATTGGTGTAGCAGTACCGTCAAGGATTTTATTTTTATATGTGCTAAAGTACTCTAGCAAGTTTTCTTCGGGTGTTTGCTCTGCAGTATAGCCACAATACAAAGCCTGACAAAGGACATCTAAATCTAGTTCATTTAAAGCTTTATTGGAATCTGTATCCCATCCCTTTGGACTTCTTACATGTGCATCTATAATTACTCTTTTTGTGTAATACATTGTCAGATAATCTAACGCTTTAGCTACTTCTTGACTAACCTTCACTTTGGCCATTCCTTCACCCCCATTTAATTTGAAAATAACGATCCTTATAAGGCCCCAACAATCCACGCTTTTCCTCTGTTTCAAATTCACAATAGAAACCTTTTGACTGCAGCTCTTTTTGAATAACCTTTAAAGCTCTTACATCATCATGCTGATCTACTCGTTGACGCCAACCTGTATAACCTGCCAAAGCAGAATCTTCAATTCGCGTCATGATTTGCTTAAACAATGGGCCATTTAAGACATCACGTTCATAACTTGCTAATCCTTCTGCAGTTAACCCTTTTAAAAATTCAGCTGTTGGAATTTCGTTCATCCTTTTTCACCTCCAAAAATTAAATAGAAGTTATCATCCAAAAACTTAGCCATTTTACTAGCTTGGAAAGACCAATTCTTGCCCCTTCCTTCGGGATAGTAGACAAAACCACCATTATTAACATCTAGAATTTGCTTAAATCTAGTAGGGTATAGAATATTAGTCTTTATCCAACGCCAATCCTTTTTTACATGTTTTTCTAAATCGGCCATTGTCCAATATTGTCCACTTAATTTTTCTTGTTGTAATTGTTCATATTCAACTTTCTCAACAAGTACAAGATGGTCAGGTACATTTACAGTTAAATTAACTTGTAATTTATGCAATTTAATCACCTGCCTTAAATATCTAAAATCTTACGAATATGCCTGATGTGTTCTTGGGCCTTTTTACCATCCTTTTTTCCTCTGATAATATCCGACAAATAGGCGCTCGAAATTCCGACCATCTTAGCTAAATCCTGTTGGTTCATTTTTCTTTTAAATAGTTCAGAACGAACTTGTACCCCTAAATCTTCTGGCATAATGACACCTCATTTCTTTAAAAATCATACCGTCATAGGCTCGGTATCACAGCGCATATATGAATTGGAAATTTTTTAGCTAAATTATTCGCT